TAGTTAGGCTGTAGCCTATAACCAAAGTAAATCGTTTGTAGTTCCAGCCATTGCTATATCTAAGTTTCATTTAGCCTCCTGTTGTATAGAACCCTGTACCTTTAAAGTGTACAGGAGTTGCTGAGTACTTTTTGTCCATCTGTACATTACAAGTAGCACAGAAAGTTATATGCTCTACATCAAAAGAAAAGGTTTGTTCTACAGTTGCATTACATATTGGGCAACTAAACTCATACGTCGGCACAACCATCTTCCTCTCCGCTTGGGGCAGGTAGAGTTACCATACTGCCGCAACTAGCACATTCTGCATCTAAAAAGTAGAAGGCTATTTCACCATCTACAAATCCACCTAGCATTACAAAAATTTCACAACCACATACGCATACTTCTGTTGGCTCACCACGCAAGTCCATTGACTTGCTGTAGTCCACTAGATGTAGCAGGTCTCTGATGTCTTTACTCTGACTCATCAGATACCTCTGCTACTGGGGTGTCATCATCTTGATAGGGACGAAATCCACCTAGGTTTCTGATGAGGGAGTTGATAGAGCGCTGGACTTTCATCCGTGCACCATCTGGAGTGGTAGCCATATCTTTGGCTAACAATGTCCAGTCTGGGTTATCTATGCTGAATCTAATCCGAAGGATGTTTTGCTTTGCCTCTGTTAGTTTGAAGAAAGCGTTGGCTATATCTGACCGTAGTACTAGCCAGTTGTTGCCATCATTGCTAGGTTCTGCCTTACTAAACTTAAAGTTTAAGTCTTTAATCTTTACTGGTATCTCGTAGGATTCTGAAATGATACTAGGTAAGAAGGCTTCTATCACTGTTGCGTCGTAGTAGTACAGGTCAAGCAACTCGTAACCGACTGTCTTTGCTTTTTCTTTTTCGCAGTACTTAACTGCTGCATTACGCAATGACTTGGCTATTAACTTGTCTTTATCTTTTTGGTCTAGCGCTGACCATTCTGCATATTTTGTGGGATGGGTAACGAACCATAGCCAGAGCATCTGCTGTATATCCAAAGCATCTACCATTGGGTAGCGCCTGTGGTATTCCACGGCTAGTGAGGCTACAACTGAGTCGTACTCAGTTATGTACTCCTGGTCCATCTATTCCTTCCCATTGACCTCTTTGTACCAATAGTCCGATTATGGCATAGTTGGCTAGGTCTAGCAGAGTATCTTCAATAGATTCGTAGTTCGGCGTGTCTATTTTTTTATAGTATAGATGTTCAAGCCGTGTCATCTTGTCGTGCATTCGCACTACTATGCCATTCATAGCACCACCTGGTGCTTGACCTATGTTGTTAGGACCATAGTCTGCGTGCTTGCGGACCATAGTAATTTTAAGTTCTGACAGGATGTCATCAAAGTGTTTAATGTCCTTCATCTAATACCTTCTTTAGTTCTACGTCTAGGTCTGACATCAAGTCTAACACGGTAACTTCTTCTATGAACTCCTCTGCTTCTCCCTGTGCTGCTGCTACTAAGAAGTTAGCAAGGATAGTAAGCAGGTTCATTCCTATTTCTGGATTCTTTTTAGTTTGTATATAGACATCTCTGAGGGCTGAGAGTAGGTCAATACCTTTGGTATTGGTTAGAGGCAGTCCTATGATTTTAGGATTCTGCTCTATGTAATCCCATACTTCTTCATTGCTCGTTGATGCATCGCTTGATTCGCTCATCTAACCAACCTGCTCCTTCTTGTAGAACAATACTGTTGACATCGTGCCCTTCTGGCATCTGGACTATGTTTACATTTCCTAACTCACGACTAATCTTTTTGCCAAACTCTAGCCCTGGGCTATCGCCATCGGCTAGTACTATTACTGTATCAAAGTCGTCAAGGATTTTAGTAAAGTATGGCTTCCAGTTGTTAGCCCCTGGTACTCCGACTGCTGGGTGTCCTGTCTTGACTACTGTTGTGATGCAGTCAATCTCACCTTCGGTGACGCAGATGTAGCCATCGGCTGTGAGTACTGATTGTGCGTTGAACATTGTGGTCTTAGCACCTGGTAGTCCTATATACTTAGGGTCTTCGCCGTGGATACTGCGAAAGCGTAGGTCCACCACACCTGATGGTGTGATGTAAGGAATTACTAACTTACCCTTGTATCCTTCGTGACCTGGTAATGGATTGTCCACTACTCCGATATGAAACTTCCTTGCTTCGTCTACCGACAGACCCCGAGTTGCTAGATAACTTGCTGCTTGAGGTATGTGCTGGGCGTATTCTGTCGCTGCCTGTAGGAGAAATTGTCTCTGCGAATTTGACAGCCTCACGATAGTTGCCTCCTTCTCTGTGCATAATTAAGTCGTATACATCTCCACCAACGCCACATCCGTGGCATTTAAATCTACCTTCATCAAAGTTAATACCTGCTGATGCGTGTTTATCTGGGTGAAATGGGCATCGCATTTTGCGCCAGCCACTGCCCACCTGCGGCAGTCTGGCGCCTATGTGTTCTAGATAGGCAGCGATACTATGTTTGTCCATCTGCTTTCTTTAGCAGTGCTAGCCATACCTGTGCAGGCATACTGGCATACCACTGACCAACATCTCCTTTGCCTTTGCGCTTGTGTAAGACTACTCCTGTCCAAGCATTGTCGTTCTTCATCTCTACTTCTAACTCTGCTGTCCAGCCTGCAAGGTCCATCTTTGCGTGGTTCTTAATCTCAATAGTTACTCCTGGCACACCGCTTATATCGCCTTTGTCTAAGGTTGCTCCTGCGAGTCTGCGGTCTGCGTATTTGTAACCGTTGGCTTTAAGCCAAGCAACTACATCACGTTCTGCTTGGCTACCCTTGCGTTTGGCTGCGCTACTCAACGGCTGCTCTTGCCACCTTCAATACTTCTGCTTGTACTTTATTGTAAAGGTTATCACTGTTGTATAACTCATCAACAATAATGTTCCATTCACCATCTGATACTGCTGCTCCTAAAAGAACTTCAATATCTTCACGGCTAAATGACATATCCCATATCTTAGTTTCCATACATCTGCTCCTGCATATACTTAACTTGAACGTCGTCTAGATACATACTATCTGGATTGAAAGCCAGGCTGACATAGTTGTTACCTGTCTGGTCTGCTCGCCCATATCTGTTCTTGACTGGGGCTACGCAGAGATAGGTTTCATCACCCTGCTTCATCTGTCCTATAGTCAATACCATTGCTGGAATCTGATTGACCAGACCCTGAATGGCTGACCGTGGCTGGCAAGGATAACCCTCAAAGCCTTCCTTGGTATGGTGTAAGACCAATACTGCTGCGTTGGTATCTCGTGCAAGATACTTCAATTCTTTCATTGCTGCTCGCATACCTTGGAATTCTTCGTGACCATCCATCGCAATATCCATAAGGTTATCTACCACAATAAGCGTTGGACTTCTACCCCATACAGTTTCAAATGCACTGACCTCATCATCTAAATCTTTTAGAGTGGGAGTGGATTCAAAGGACCAGAACAAATGATTGTTCAGGGTAAGGATTTCTTCTGCTTGATTGGGCTCACGCTTGAGCAACTGCTCTGCTGCTGTCTGTGTCATACGACCTGACATTGCAACAAGACGCATTGCCATAGTGTGAGCGTTGGTATCTGCGCTGAAGTACAGCGTAGGTACTTTGGATTTGGCTGCGATTGCCAGTGCAACTGATGACTTGCCTGCACCTGGAGTGCCAGCAACCATCGTGATTTCTGCACGGCGCAGGATAATTCCTGCTCGTTCAAATGCCGCAAAAGCGGGCGGCAATGGTTCGCCGCCCACCTCTGCTTTACTGATGCTGCGTCTGAGAGTTCTCAACTTCTATCTCCTTACCACAGCGTGTGCAATAGATTGTTTTATGAACAAGTGAACTCCAGTAAAGGTGTCCAACTATTTTGCAAATCCACATTACTTGACTTGCTCAGCGACAAATGTATTCCACTCAGGAGAACCAGCACGAACATACTGATTCTTACACTTATCAAATGCACCCTTTGGTGCTGGGCAGAAGTAACCACGGTATGTCTTACCATCTTTACCTGTGCCTTGGATAGCAGTCATCTTGCCGTGTGGACAGTTCTTACCACCGAGTGATGGTGCTGCTGACCAACCGCCGTTATCGGCTGGTGTGTTGTCAATGATAGATGCGCCAAGTGTTGCTGCTACTTGGGCTGGTGCCATTGGCTGTGCTGCTGGTGCTACGCCTTTGGCTGCTGCTTCAAGTTCTGTTACTGCTGACTTGATAGCATCAAGTGCTGTTGCTACTAACTGGTCAAGTTCATCACCGTGTTCTGCACGAACTGTGATAAGTGAACCTGCTGCTGATTTTACTGTGATACTAATTGGTGCTTCAGTGCTAGCCACTGATTGTCTCCTGTTCTGGAAATGGTGTAGCAAGACCTTTTTTGTCTCGCCATTGTCTGACTTTCATTGCGAATTGTACTCCCTTCCAACCCTCTGCTATGTCTATCCAAACTAATTTGCATAGACCAGTTCCTGCTGGCAAGTGAATGATAATGGCTTTGTCTTTGTTGACATCACCCCAACTGTTACGGCGACCCGTATCAATATCATACGGGGAGCCGTTTGCATAGATTGCTAACTGAATAGCAATGTTATTAGGATGGTCAATACGACCAGTCTTAATATCTGCAATGAATCTTTCACCTTTATATTCAACAACTCTGTCTGGTGTACCAGCAATTTTGTATTTGTCTAGTACACAGAATTGTTCTATAAAGATTTTATTAAGTTGTTCTGTTGC